AGACGGAGAACGTTTGCGTGTATGCCGCCCTCCCTTTTAAAATAATAAGTGCTTACTTCATTAACATAAAGTTGTTAGCACCTTGTGTAACTAAACATCTTTCAGATAAATAGTGGATTTGCATTGCGTCAAGCGCAGATGTAGCAGCACCAACAGAACCAGTAACCCAAGTTTTCATTCTTCGATTGTCAGTTTGTGAAGCTCTATATCTAACATGTAAGAAAGGTCTTTTTAAGTTCTTTCCTAAAGCTTGATCATAAACAGAAGATACTCCAGCTGGAATAACAACACCTCTAATTGCAGCAGAACCTGCAACACGGTTTATTTCACCTCTTGTAGCTTTGTCATTTAAATATCTCATATCAGACTTGTAGAAGTCATAAGAACCTCTTCTAAATCCAGAGAAACCTAAATTTAATGCCATATCTTCAGAATTACTAAATACTCCATAAGAAGTACCACCAGATCCATAAGAATTCATTGAAGCAAGCATGTCATCCATAGCTAAGCTAGTAGATCTGTTAACAAACATCATGTTTTCTTCAATAGCACCTTGCTTATCAAATTCAGCTAAGATAGCGTCAAACTCAGCTAAATCAGTAGCAGCGTTAACACCAGTAACACCAGAAGTAACATTACCTCTAGCTTCAATAGCAGCAAATAAACCTTCACTACCAGCACCACCAGCACCAGCATCAGCAGAACCTCTAATTTGCTTATCAGCAAAACCAATAGCAGAGTTAGCAACTGTTTTTTCAGCTTCTAGCATTGTCATTTCTAAATAATCAGTAAATCTAGCTCTAGTGTCACCTTCAGCTTTTAAGTACCATAGGTAACCGTTTTGTCCAGCTTCACCAGAAACTTCAACCCAACCAATTTGAGAAGTATCAGATCCAGAGATCTCATAATAATCTTTCATAATAATTGGCTTGTTAGTAAAAGACTTAAACGTAGGCGTTAAAGCTTCTCTTCTTTCAGAATTCCATGTACCTGTGTTGTCAGAATAAGATTGTCCTTTTGCATACTCAGAACCTATAACTAATAAAATAGATCCGCTAGCAGTTGTAGCATGACCAGCTAAAGTTTCTTTGTCATAAGGCTCAACAGTAACAACGTTTGATGCTGGAGCTTCTACTACTAAACATTTGGTAACGATACCTGAACTTGCGATAAGTACAATGTCATTAACTCTAATACCGTGGTTGCTAGACGCTACGTCTGTGTTCCCATCAATATCAGTTACAACTGTAAATGTACCGTTAGTATCATCAGCAGTAGCTACTGTACCTACGTAAGATAAATGTAATCTTGATTGCTCAGACCATACAACTTGATCAGATGTCATAGCCTCTTCAGCTCCTACTTGAGAAAGAAATCCTGAGATAGTTCTGTTTCCAAAAACCTCAGCTTCTTTTTCCATAAGATCTGGTAAATATTGTTGTGCCCAACCTTTTGTAGTTGAACTTGTAAAATCGATATAATTTGAAGCTAGTGTTTGCTGCGTTGAAGCCGCTACACTGTTCAAAGTATTTCCTGCAGTAATTGCCATAATTTTGTTTTTTTAAATTTATTATTTGTTTTTAATTTTAAACTTAAAATCATTAGAGTTTTCACCTAACACTCTTACTTTAATACCTCCTGCCTCAACAACCCCGTGAGATTGTCTTGGATTCATATCAACATTCTTAGCTTTAGCAACGCTATTTTTCATAGCATCTGCTTTGCCTTGTTCGTAAAAATGATTAGCAATAGCATCAGCGTTCATAGCTGTAAATAAAGATTTATGATAACCTTTTGCGTCTGACATTTCATTATTTTCGTTCAAAAACTTTTTGACAAAATTATTAATATCACTTTGGTTAGTTTTAACCTCTCCAGTATTCTTCACATTAAACCTATATCTTTTATCGCCGATGTTATATTCAAAACCTTTGAATTTATCGTTAAAAACTTGATTAGTTTTATTTAAAAAAGTATCAGTTTGTTTTTTAGCTATTTTTTCGTTCTCTTTCGATTCTTTGTTATATCTATTAAAGAAATCCCAAGCCTTTTGTTGTTCTGGTGTTAACCTTGAACCAGCTTTAATTTCTTCATAGTATTTGGACTTTTGCCCGTCCAAATGGGCTTTAGCGCTGGCAACTTGCTCTTTTAGCGCTATTTTTTTCTTTTTAATCTCTCTTTCTTCATCAACTTCTTCGTCATATGAAAATGAATCTTCCATTAGAAAGCTAATTTCATCGTCTGTTAAGTGAGATTTTGTTTGTTTATAGTATTCTCTTAATACTGTCGTATCGTCATAACTAGAGTAATCTTGGTTAAGACGCACATAATCTTCTAAACTACCACCAGTATCTTCCATAAAATCTACAACTTTTTGTAAATTCTCAGGTAATGCTTTCCCGGTTTCTTGTTGTTCAATTTTAGCATCAAGCAATTCTTCGGTAAGTTCTTGAGTTTCCTCTTGAACTTCTTCTTCAGTAACTTCTTCTAGTACTGGAGTTTCTTGTGCTTGTTCTTCCGGTTGTACTTCTTCTTGTTTTTCTGTGGTGTTGGCATCTTCAACGAGTTCAACCACTCTGTCGTTGTCAACGTTATTTTCTTTAACTTCATCTTTAATTTCTTCTGTGGTTTCATTTTTTTCTTCTTGCTTTGGTGTTGGTGGTTTATTTAAATCTACTTTAACAATGCTATCATCTCCAGCGCTTTTAAATTTAGATTCATCTATTTGAGGAGTTTCCTCTACAGTAGTTTGTTCTACCTTTTTTTGTGTAGTTTCTTCAACTACTTCTTTTTTCTTTTTTGCCATAATATAATATAATAATAATTAATAATTGTTATCTAGGATCAAATTCACCTAAATCAAATCCGCCCCCTATATTATCATTACCTGCTGACTCAAAGTTTTTAGGCGCTTTTTGATTATTTCTTTGATCTATAAGCTCACTTTGTTGTGAGGCTTGTATTCTAGTTCTTTCGTCTTTACGATCTTCTTTCTGTTTTTCTTTTGTTTTTAAATTATCAGCTTCCATTTGCTTTAACTGCATGTTCATCTGAAATTCTAATTCCATCAATTGTTTTTTGTATTCAACTTCTTGAGCTTGTTTTTGAGAATCAAGTTGTGCCTTCATTTGCTCAAGTTGCGCTTCAGCTTGTGTTTTGGCCATTTCTTTTTGAACTTCCATTTCCGCTGCTGCTTGTTGCGTTTGCATATTTGCTTGGGCTTGAGCCTGAATATTTTGCTGTGCGACTATTTGATCTCTCTCTTGTTTTTTCTTTCTTCTTATTTTTAAAATTTGATTTGCTAATTTAACATTCTTAATTTCTCTAACATCAATTGCATCTTCAAGATCTATTGATTGCTGTTGTAATGCCATTTGTATATTGTTCTCAAGCATTGCTTTTTCTTCATCATCTGGCATTAATTCTATAAATATACCAAAGTCATATAAATGTAAATTTGACATCTCTTCAAGCGTAGCAACGTTATGTGCCCCAATTTGTTGTATAAAAGCATCTGCAGTTGGAGAGTATTCTAATATATCAGATATTCTTAATGATAAACACTCGGCAACTTCTGCTGTTAAAAATAATCCAGATTGCAATATATGTCTTGTTGCAGTATTAGAGTTAGCAGCAGCTAGTTTTTGCACACCGACAAGAGCATTTTTATCAGGCGTTGCAGCGTCTCTAGCTTCATTTAATCCGGTCACATCTCTTATCATTTGTAAATAATAATTGTATGTGCCAATTAAACTTTGCATCTTTTGTCCACCGGAACCTGATTGTATTTCTTGTATAGGTACTTTACCTGGGTTCATGTCACCTTCTGAAGTAAATGATCTACCTATAACAGAACCCGTCTGGAAGAACATGTTTAGTGCTTCTTGTGGGTTATAGTTTGTTCCATTACCTAAATCTATTTCAGCAAGTCCATCAGCATCTAAATAAACCCCATCAGGAACCATTCTTGATAATACTTGTTGTAACTTTAAATGTGTTAATTGAATCATATCAGCAAAACCAGTGATACGTTGTACTAAAGATTCAATACGACCTTTGTACATACGTGGAGCTACAATTGAATAGTTCAATTTAACTTTAGTAAAATCACTTTTTGGCCTCATCATATTTTTAGCCATTTCCCATTTAAGTAATTTTCCAGTACCTATAACATAAGCTCCATCATAAAGACACTCTACAGATCTTTGTAATTTACCAAAATTATCTTCATTAGGAGGATTGAAAGTATCATCTTTTTCTAATATTTTATCAGCACCACTACCAGTTTCTTTTAACTTATAAACTTCATTCATGTAGGTTTTATAATTGAAGTATAGAATTTGAACTTTATTATTATCTCTTTCGTTTAAATTATTATTGTTGTTATGGTAATTATTTTGATGATGGTTTTTGTTGTTAACCATTTCTTGTAAATCCTCATTAGATAAAAATGGAAATTGTTTTACTAACTCATTTATTGGTATCATTTTAACTTCACCCACATAATACACGTCATCAAAATATGGTGATTCTGTATAAGAATAAACCAAGTCAGCAGGATCAACATAGTCAACAACAACACCCTCTGAAGTATTAAAAGAAGTTTTTACAGCGCCAATACCAAGAACAGTTAAATCATAATAAAATCTTTTTTTAGTTAATTCATAATTATTTCCTTCTAATAAGGTGTTTATAGCTTGTTCTTCCGCTATCTCTACGCTTTGTTTATAACTTAACTGCATGTGTAATTCTAATTCTTCTTGCGTATCTGGTAGTTTTTCTTTTTCATTTTCATACAGATCTATTCCAAAAGCTTTCTCAACATAATCATTTAACTCCTGAGTTTGCATATCTTTTAATATGGAGTTCATATATTCAGTTCTTTGACTAACTCCATATGGGTCTTGTGAATAAGCTTTTATATCGTATGTTCTTTCGGCAATACCATTTACAACTATATCAACAAACTTAGGTATAATTGGCACTGGTTTCCAGTCTAAATTAAGATAGGACAAATCACCGTTTATAGATAATTCATCCTTATATTTTTGTATAGATTGCTCACCTCTAGCGTATAATCTTAACTTGTGAAAATCATTTTGAGTAGCTCTATATCTATTGAAACCTCTATCTATATTAAACCACTCAGTCTCAATAGCTTTAGCTACTTTTAAACCATACTCATAACTCAATTTTTCTACATCACTTACTACTTGACTTGGAAAATGATTATTTATAACAGACTCTGCCATATTTATTTTTTAATTAATTTAGATGTATTACCTTTGTTTGAATACTTAGCAATACTTATGTTTAGTTTAGGTTTTTCTACCTTTGCGTTAGGTCTATATAAATGCCTATTATTAGCCATAACAGCTAATCCAGAACTAATAGACGCATCATGCTTTGTTCTTTTGTTTATATCAAATCTTGCCCAATCATTTAATAATTCGTTAAAGTAACAGCTACCAAATGACCCATCTTCTTTCATACCTACATGGTCTTGAATATACATTTCAATTGCGGCTGCGTGCGATTGTTTTATATCTTCGCTTGAATTGGGTATACCACCTATTTCTTTTTCAGCAACAGATAGTTTGTTCCATAATTTATCAGGTCTATTCATGCTAAACCCTCTATAACCACGTCTTCTTAAATAATATAATAAACGAGGTTTGTTATTTTCTGCAAGTATTGGCATTCCGTAAAATACTAATGCCATTAAAACATCTTCAAAGAATATCTCTGCTGTTTGTGGTCTTGCTAAGTATTCTAAAAAGAATTGATTAGCTGGAGCGTCTTCCATGCTAAATTTAGTTAATCCATGAAGAGCTCCTTTTGATCCCACGCCGTCTACAGTTCCTGATATATCATAACTATCACATCCAAAAGCACCCATATGTTCATTGCCAGGATATTTTATACCATTTTTTATTATAACCTTGTTTTGAATGTTTGTTGGTGGTACCCAACTTATTTTAAATCTTCCTTTTTTATCTGGATAAAATATAACTGTAGAATCTTTTACACCATTTACCCACTGAAAATTACCTCTTGTAACCCCTAATGTTCTAGACATTTCCTCGTTGTAATCTATCTGTTCGTATATTTTTACTAGATTAAATATACTTCCTTTTGTTTCATCTCTAAACGCATGCTCTGTAGTTCTTGGGAATTGGCGGTAAAATTCATTTAAAGCGTCTTGATCATTTTTTAAACCGTCAGCCTCGTTTTGCCAACTATCTATTACACCTATATCTATTAGCTCTCCATGGGGGTCAAAGACATCATGATCCGGAGTATTGAAGACTGGGCTTCCGTGCTCGTCAATAAATCCTTCGTAGTTCCACTCCATTGGGATAAAAAGAG